TGGTGTCGCATCTTCTGCATCTGTTGCTGCTGAACCTGCACTAGACGATCCACTATTTAAATTAATATCCGAACTACCATCTATTTCAACATTGCCTCCGGTTGCATTAATATGAGTTGCGCCGCCTGTTGATGTTAGGTATGATGTTTTACCTACTAAATTTAGATTAGCGTCAGTATTAATAAACATGTCGGTTGCTGATCTAATATGTCCTTGGGCATCTGCTAATACATACATGTTTGCATTTGTATGATGATGTATATCACCTTCAACTAATGTTTTTTGATATCCTGTTACTTTTGTTTCTTGATATCCAAAAACTTCAGTTTTCATGTTACGTTCAACAAGTATGTTTGTATCATACTTGCTTTCTATTTGTACGTTTCCGCTTGTGCCGCTTTCGTCTCGGCCGTTAGTTGCTCTTGCACTTGCTCGTATATTAACATTTCTACCGCCTTCAATATTAACATCTCTATCAGCAGTTAAATTAATATCAGCATCACTATGAATGCTAATACTATCTGAACCGTAAATATCAATTTTACCGTCACTAGTTAATTCTACCCATGCAGTTCCGCGAGCGTTACCAATGTAAATAAAATCTTCTGAATTATGCATTAGAATTTGATGGCCAGTTCTTGTTCTAAAACGCATCAACTCGTTGTGTAAGATTGTGCGATCTCCGCCTTCTTCACCAGCTTCAACATTTACATAATCTGGTGGACCTTCACTTGGATGTGTTTTGCGTACTAAAGAATTATCGCCATCGTCCATTACAAAACTAGACCCGCCGAGTCTATTTACAAAAACACTTTGACTTCCTGGTCCAGCTGCTAGTCCTCTCAAAGCACCGTCGCGCTTATCAACAGGGCCTGGTGTGCTTATGCCAAAAACACTACTCGGTACTTCTCTTCTTGCACTCGATGTAGTAGTGCCTCTGTTTTCGTCTTTTAAAAGCCCTTGTATCTCTAAAACTTGTGTAAAATCTTTGTTGTAAGGCTTTGGAAACTTTGTAGGATCTCTTGCTTCGCCCTTTTCAATAAATTTATTGTATTCACCTACAGGTAATTTTAGTCCTTGTACATTGTCAGGAGTTGCACTTGTTGTAATGCTTGTACTTGCTCGGCCATCAGGAACCATAAAGTTCATGTGTTTGTCTTGTACACAGCCAATCCAATAACCTTGCGATATATCACCTTCGGCAAATATAACTAAAACTCTTGCACCAGGATCAGGCGGTACAAACCACATGCCATAACTTTTTTGCGTACTTGCATAACCGTCATTAGGAGTTGTATGATTAGGGTTAGTTACTCCGTAAAACGGACTTAGATATTTTACAGTAATACTAGTTCCTAATCTATTAGGTATAGAACCTGAACTAGTATTTTTAAGCAGGTCTACTTTTAAACTGCCCATGTAATGTGGATCAAGGTTACTAACTACAACTGCTTCATACGGACCAGGTCCTATGCTACGTTCTAATTTTTCTCTATTTGTTCTTTTACTTTCGCCTGACATTAAGCTATATTCCTTGGATCATTTGCATCTGGATCTTCATCTGTTGACGCTACTTGTGTTTGTGTTGTAGTAGGACGATACTCGGCGTTATACCTTGCTAACGTTGCTAAAATTTTATCACCTGTATTAAAGTTATATAAGTTATCATTTGTTTCTGTTGGCAAATATGGACGTAATGCATCTCCAAGTCCGCCAATAATTTGATTAGTATTAACAAACGATGCTTGTGTAACAGGTACTGTACCAGATACTGTAGGTATTGCTTCTTGTGTTTGTTGTGCAAGTGTTTTTGGAGTACCATCTGGATTGTGTGTTTGACCATAACGTTGATTCCAGGCCGCTAGATCCTTTCCTTCTAAACCAAAGGTTGATTCAACCGGTTCTATTACGTTAGGAGTTCCTGTTGTAGACCCTGTTTCTGCTAATCTTGCTGCTTGTTCGGGTGTAGTCGGAGCAGTGCTAGTATTTGTATTAGTTTGTGCTTGAGGTGGCTGTTTCGACTGTCTTAATATTGCATCGTCATAGGTAGTGTTTGCTTCTTGATCAGGTGCTTTTGGAACTAAACCGTTTCTTGGCCAATTAAGTGTTCCGCCTTCCGCCGTAGCCGCCGAAAAATGCATAGCATCAATAGAACTTTTCCAGTCGCCGCCCCATCCTAATCCATGTTTTTTTGCAAGTTTTGCCATTTCAGACCCTGTGCCAGCTTCTGGCATGTCTGTAGGCTCATAGTTTGGTGCAGGTGCAGGTCTTGGTCTAACATATGCATTATCAGCTGCATTAATATCTATAGCAAGTCCACTAGCATGATAACTTGGTCTGCTAGAGCCTATAGATTTTCTGTCTGCATAGCCGCCGAGTGATCTTATTTCATAACCATAAAAATCCTCAAGCTCCCAAATAAGATTTTGAAACTGTTCTGAAACAATTTTAGCAACCTGTGTTGTTTTTCCACTTCTAGTTTTAATAGTAACTAGTTCCCCTTGTTCTTGAGATTCAAGAGGTCTTGATATTGGATTAGATGCTCCAGGTGTAGTCCTTTCACTAGGATCTTTACCAATTCTTTCAGCTAATGGTCTATTGTTTGGATTTAGTGACTGTGCTTGAGGATTTTCCATCATAACTTTTGCAGTACTAATCCCATCTGTACTTTGATTCTTTCTACGAATCATTTTTAGTGTTTGAGTAAACTTATTTCCTGATATTGCTGTTGTAATTTGAAGTACTTTGTACAACCCACTGAAACTATCTACAGGAATGGTATCTCCTGGAAATTCCATCATACCAGTTTGACTACTGTAATCGATAGGAGTTCTAAAATTAACTAGTACATCCACTTCACTTCTTTGATGATCTATACTTCCGTCTGCTGTAATATTAATACTAGGTCCTTGTGCCGCAGTATAATTTCCTAAGCCACTATCCGGTATAAAATAAGGATCTCCCCATATTTCCATTTCAGCTGTAATTAAATCTACATCACTGTTTAAAAGTGTATTGTGTAATTGCCTTGCTAGATTAGTTGCTGCTGTTGCATTAAAATTATTACTTGTAAAACCTAACGACGATACTGATTGTGTTTGTCCTTCTGGTATTCCGCCAGGTGTAGTATCTTGTGTTTGAGTAGGCTCAGGATTATCTGCAACTGATCCGTCTCTAGAAGCGTTTTGCTGAGATCCTCCTAGTTGGTTTAAATCAGCTCTAAATGCTTCAAAAAATGCTGCATTAAATTTAATATCAAATCCTAAAACATCTGTATTCTTTCCGCTGTAGATATAATTGTATGATTTTGGTGCTTGCTTTGCTAAATCAATATTACCTTTTACAGTTTTATTAGGCGAGCTAAATTGAGAAACATTAACATCATACCTAACTACATCATAAACATAGATTTTAGCAGATTTACCTGTTACATTTTCAAAATCAGGATCTTCAATAATATAAACTTTTGGTTCAACTTTAAACCAAGGTATGTTGCCTTCTTGATTTACTAAATTAAGTGCTGTTTTCCCGTATGTACTAACCAATATAATTTCTTCAATGATCTTAGTTATTGGTGTTCCTTGATTGAATTTAAAAGTTCTGTTAGTATCACTAATAGTTAATTCTATACCATCACGTAAGTAAACTTTCTTTTCTTCGTCCCAAGTATACAAACCTAAACCAAACGGAGAGTCGCCCCTAGCATTTACCGTATCTAACATTGTTGATGCACCAATAGGGTTTAGATCGCTAACTGCACTACCTCTTAGTACACTTAGTAAACTACTAGAATTATCATCTAATCCAATACTACTAAAAAATTCTGTAATATTTCGAGAAGCTGCATCACTAATATTAGCCCCTAGTCTTGATGCTACAGATTCTCTATCTGTAGTTGTTGCTGAATTTTGTGCATTTGTAGCAGATGCATTAAGTGATGTAGATCCTGAATCTCTTACACTAGGGAATCTAATAAGATAAAAATCACTAGACGGCATTCCTGATGCTTTTGCTACTTCTTGTAATTTTTGATTTAGTGCCGTTGATAAACTTTGTTCACCTGCACACAAAGCTTCAAAAACATTTGCACCTGTGATTTCAATTGAATCTTGTATGTTCATTATTTCGTTCATTAGTGCAGATTCATTCCAAGGAATACAATTTACAGTATATGTAGATCCTCCCTTTTCAACATCAAATTCTACAGACATTAATTTAAACGGAATTTTTCTATTTGAAAATTTTATAGGTTCTGCTATTCCGTCATCGTTCCATCCAACAAAATCAATTTCTAGCATGTATGGTGCTTGAAGATAGTTTTGGAATCCTGCTTGAAATGCCGAGGCTTGCAATGCTTGTAAAAACAAGCCCATAGAATATGGTTCTTGTACTTGAAAAGAAAACTGCATTGCTTGTGCAACGCCTGCTTGTTTTGATGGTGCAATAACTGAGTCTAATTCAAAATTATCTATAAAATATTCTAAGTTGCCGGCTTCTTTACCAAGAGCATCATATGCTGTTTGTATTCTTTTATCGTCTATGCCGCCGCCACCAGATCTTAAAATTGTATAGTCAGCACCTTCTGTTTTATATGTTTGTACAGGATTATTAATACTTTTTGCAGATAGTACACCAAGAGTAAAAATACAATTATAACTTGCATATTTTTCTAATTGATTTTTTATAACAACACCCGGTCCTGGAGAAGGATATGTTTCTAACCGTGTAGTTTTGCCTATTTGTGAATATTGTTGCATTGTGGTTTGTAATACAGTATCTAGGTCTTTTATCGGTGTTGTAAGAGAATTTAATTCTCCGTAAACATCTTCAATAGCAGCGGTTGCTCTATCAGCAAAATTTGCTATTGAAGAAACTGCACCAGGAACAATGTTTTTAACATAGTCCTCAATTGCTGCTCCAGCAGCAGTACCAAAACCATTTGCAAACTTGTTTAAAGACGAAGGGAAGATATCTGCAAACTCTCCTGTAGCAGATGCAAACTTTGACGTTAACCCTGCTAAATCATTTCCTACTTTTCCTGCAATATCACCGTTAGCAAACTGATTTTTTAAAACTTTTATACTAGATGAATAATTTGCAACAGATGCACTAAGTCCTTTTGTTAAAGGATTAAAATCAGGATCTTGAATAGTGCCAAAAGACTCTCCGGCTGCTGATGTTATTGCGGCTGCTTTATTTTGGATTACCTTTCCAGGATCGAGCATTTATTAAACTCCTAGTACTTTTTTCAATTTATCGGGCGACGGTAAGTATATTTCAGTACCGGCAACAAAATCAAAAACAGGATCTTTTATAGTATCCATGTTTCTTTGTGCAAACACCCACCAAAGTTTAGGCGTTCCATAATAATCATATGATAATAAATCAGGTCTATATGTATATTGTGTCTCAATAACATATTTGTTATCATCGTCACTTGCCGGAACAGGACGAATTCTTAAAATATCAAGAGCACCTTGTCGAGTATATCCTGTTTTGTTCCATGGACTTGTTGTACTATATGCTGGCATTAGATAAATCCTTGACCGCTATTTAGATATTGTCCGTCAACAAAGTTTTGTAAACTAAATTCTGATACTCGTCTTCTTGAGTATGTAGGTTTAAGTGTTACAGATATTTGACTTTGTGTTGGTACCCAAGTTGTTCCTGCATTGTTGTAAGTTGTTGGAATTCCTTGGTCATTTTCACCTTCTATTTTTACAGCAAGAGGAGTCGCAACATAATCAACATCTGCCGGTAGGTCAACTGTAAAGTTTGCCACTACACATGGCACTCTATTAAAAACATAATCACCGTAGCCAGTTAACTTAACTGCCGGAGGAGGTGCTCCAGAATCGGCGCCATTTCCATAAAACATTTTTGTTACACTTCTAAGATAATGAACACATGCTACCCAATATTGTCCTTCTTCGGCATTTTCAACATTAAATTCGCCAGTAATTACTATATCGTCAGATGCACTGTGATCGTAAATTTGGAACGGATAGTTAGTATGAACAGGCGATAGACTATTATAGTTTGCAGAATGACTAACAATAATAGTCGGAGTGTACGGAAAACAGAACCCGCCGGTTTTTAGCAACGGAGCAATTAATTGTGCGCCTCTAAGCGATGGTGGAATTTCAAGTTTTACACGCCAATCAGTTTCTTTGGTTGCTTTGCTAAAAGATGCTGATGCAGTTGACTTGACTTGTCCTGTGTCACTTTTAGGAAGATTGACTCCTCTGTTTGCTGAATTAAACCCAAATGCACTAAAAAGCTCAGATGCAACGTTGTTAACAGCTGAATCAATAAATCCAACACCTGTTCTTAGATTATCACCAACAAATTGCTGCACAGACGCTTCGGCTTGCTGTATGTCATTTGCAAGTCCTGTAATTGTCCTGCCTATGGATTTTGGATCAAAAGTCGCCATAATCATATCTCCTATTATACTTATTTAGTTGACATAATTAAGTATGTAGTTTATAATATGTTTATAATTACTGGAGAAACTCAATTGAGAAAACGAAATTATCTAAACAACAAGGATATCTTAGCAGAAATACATAAATCAAAAAATACGTATTGCAGTTACATTGATCCTGATCACGCACAGTTTGACATTATTTTAGACAATATTGACAAAATTAACATCCGAACTATTGCTGAAGCAAAACGAAATAAAGCAAAGCGATTAAGCACAGCAGACTATGAAGAAAGACGCATGGCTGGCGAAAAAGTAAAGCAAGCCGATTGTGAAGTCGACTATAAAAAAATTACTAAAGAAGAACTAATCTTTAGAGTTATGACATTTGAACACATTCCTGAAGAGCCCGGTCGTAAGAAAAATCCAAAAACTATAGCTGATACTAAAGTTAAACTTAATTTTCCGCCTTTTAAACACTACAAGTTTAATGACAAAGACGAGCTTATTTGTGTTGGAAAAAGTCACTGGGAAGGTGGCATGGAAAACGGGGCGTTTAATCACAAGCACGGAAAAGCAACTAACAAACTTGCTACTATGTGGTTAAAACTTGTTGACCGTTATGCTACTCGCGGCAATGTTCGCGGATACACTTATAACGACGAAATGAAGGGACAAGCAATTCTTCAACTCGCACAAATAGGACTACAATTTGATGAATCAAAATCTAATAATCCTTTTGCTTATTACACTGCCGCTGTTACTAACAGTTTCGTACGTGTCATCAACATTGAAAAACGAAATCAAAACATTAGAGACGATATTCTCGAAATGAACGATCTAAACCCAAGTTACACTAGACAACACCAAGGAGAGTGGGAAGCTTCTGTTAAACGTAATGAAGAAGCAAGTCAGTCACCATTTGTAGGTACAAAGGCAAAAACCACTTGACATCTGTAGTTTTTGACCTTATACTTAGTGTGAATAATAGAGGAATCTGATTTTGTTTAAAAAAGCAGCAGTGTTTACAGACATCCATTTTGGACTAAAAGGCAATAGTCGTATACATAACGACGATTGTGAAGAATTTGTAGACTGGTATATCGAACAAGCAAAAGAAAATAACTGCGAAACTGGTATATTTTGTGGTGATTGGCATCACAATAGAAACAGTCTTAACCTTACTACAATGGATGCAACTATACGTAGTTTGGAAAAGCTAGGCAAGGCATTTGATAATTTTTATATGTTTGTTGGTAATCATGATTTGTATTACAAAGACAAACGTAATGTAAGTTCAACTATATTTGGCAAACATATAGAAGGCATTACGTTTATAGATGAAATTGTAGAAGAAGATGATGTTGCACTTGTTCCTTGGCTTGTAGGCGACGAATGGAAAAAGATTGAGAAGATTAAAGCAAAATATATGTTTGGTCATTTCGAACTTCCTAGTTTCTATATGAATGCAATGGTGCAGATGCCAGATCACGGCGACTTAAGGCCTAAGCACTTTGTAAATCAAGAATACGTTTTTTCTGGTCATTTTCACAAACGTCAAAAGCAAGGAAAAATACATTATATAGGTAATGCATTTCCTCACAACTATGCTGATGCAGGTGACGACGAACGCGGAATGATGATACTAGACAGAGAAAATAATAAAGAACCAGAATATCTTAACTGGTGGAACTGTCCTAAGTATCGTACAATTAAACTATCAAAACTAATTGACGAAGCAGATACATTTATTAAACCAAAAATGTATTTGCGAGTTGAACTTGACTTACCTATTAGTTATGAAGAATCTAGTTTTATTAAAGAAACATTTATAAAACAATATAATTGTCGTGAAATAACACTTATACCACAAAAGCAAATCGAAGAAATTACAACAGACTTAGACATTAGTGCGTTTGAATCAGTTGATCAAATTGTAGCAAGCGAAATAACAGAACTTGATACAGAAAATTATGACAAGAAGATGTTATTAGACATCTATCATAGCCTAGAGAGTTAATGAATGATACGGATTAAAGATCTAACTGTTAAAAATTTTATGAGTGTGGGTAACCAAACTCAAGCTGTAGACTTTAACAAAGACAACCTAACATTAGTGCTTGGTGAAAACTTAGACCAAGGCGGCGACGACAGCGGTTCACGTAACGGAACTGGTAAAACTACAATTATTAATGCACTAAGTTATGCATTGTACGGTCAAGCACTTACTAACATTAAAAGAAATAATCTGATTAATAAAACTAACAGCAAAGGAATGTTAGTTACCTTACATTTTGAAAAAAATAATGTAGACTATAGAATTGAACGAGGAAGATCTCCTAATATTTTAAAGTTTTACGTGAATAACGAAGAACAAGAAATGTTAGACGAAAGTCAAGGCGATAGTAGAAAAACACAAGAAGAAATTGATCATCTTCTTGGTATGACACACACAATGTTTAAAAACATTGTTGCTTTGAATACCTATTCTGAGCCTTTCCTTGCAATGAGACAAAACGATCAACGTGCAATTATTGAACAACTTTTAGGTATTACAATATTATCAGAAAAAGCAGAATTGTTGAAAGATAGCATACGTAGTACAAAAGAAGCAATAACAGAAGAAACTCTTAGAATCGAAGCAATACAAACTGCTAATAGTAAGATTGAAAATACTATCGATAATCTTAAGAACAATCAACGTGCATGGGGTGCAAAACAGCGATCTGACATTGAAAAACTAGATAAAGCAATTAGTGAACTAGAACAATTAGATATTGATACAGAGTTAGAAAACCATGAAAAACTACAAAATTGGAATGAACATAACAATACTATTTTGGCTCTTAAAAAAGAATTAAGTACACTTGAGCCGGCACTATTACGTGCTGATAAGTCTGTTGAAAAAGTTAAAAAAGACATCGCAGAGCTTGAAGACGCAGTTTGTTATACGTGCGGTCAAGAACTACATGCAGACAAAAAAGCAGAGATTGCTGAAAGAAAAAGCCAAGAACTTTCTGACGCTATATCTTATCAAACAGAAGTTTCAGAAAAAGCATCAGAAGTATTTGAAGCATTAAATGAAATAGGTGAGATTAATGGAAAACCGCAAACTTTTTACGAAACTGCAAAAGAAGCATATGATCATAGAAACAACGTAGAAAACTTACGCAATGCTTTGATAAGTAAAAACGAAGAAATAGATCCTTACCAATCTCAGATAGATGAACTAAACAACAGTGCTATTCAAGAAGTTAATTGGGAAAATGTTAATAAATTAACTTCTTATAGAGAACATCAAGAGTTTTTGTTGAAGTTACTTACTAACAAGGATTCGTTTATTCGTAAAAAGATTATTGATCAAAACTTAGCATACTTAAACAATAGGCTTACATACTACCTTGATAGATTAGGCTTACCACATCAAGTACTATTCCAAAACGACTTAAATGTCGAAATTACACAGTTAGGACAAGACTTAGATTTTGACAATCTGTCGCGTGGGGAGCGTAATAGATTAATATTGGGTATGAGTTTTGCATTTAGAGATGTTTGGGAATCATTATATCAAGGTGTAAACTTGCTGTTTATTGACGAATTGATAGATAGCGGAATGGATACAGCAGGTGTAGAAAATGCACTTGGTGTCCTTAAGAAAATGGGTAGAGAAAGAGATAAGAATATATACCTAATTAGTCACAAAGACGAACTAGTAGGTAGAGTTAATAATGTTCTAAAAGTTATTAAGGAAAACGGTTTTACTAGTTACGAAAATGATGTAGAAGTTGTAGAATGAAAAAACTTAGAATAGGAACTCGAGGCAGTAGATTAGCATTAGCATATGCCAAAATGGCATGTGAACAA